GAGGAAGATGTAGTTGAAGTTGAAAAACCAGATAAAAAATTACATCCGTCTATAGCCATATCTCCTGCATCAGCATTAAGAAGATTTTGAATATTTAATCCGTATTTAACAGGAGCATTAAAATCGCAAAAAAGTATTCTATACATTTGCCCTGCCTGAATATCACAATCAATCCAAAACCCACTAAAACTTACGTGCTGAATTAAAAATTGCCCTCCATCGTAAACTCTTATTCCTGCCCCAGCAGTTGGAGTTGAGCCGCCTTCATAAACAATATTCAAATTTTCAATAGTATTTGCCGTGCCTTTATGTTGACTATATCCAGCAGGGCCAAGGACGAAAATAGAGGTTGTCGAACTTTTGCCAACAATGACAGAAGATGTTATAGGCTTTGTATTATCAAAACTTACACCGGCATCAGATACACCTGTTATTCTTACATTAAATGGAACATTTATTGAATCTGATATGTAAAATGCACCTACGGGTACAAATAACACACCGCCCCCTTTTGCATTAAGTACTGAATCAGCCTTTATAAAAGCAGCCCTACAATCAGTAGTCCCATCACCAACTGCTCCATAATCAACCACATTTATTTGGTCAGGGTAATTCCACCCCAAAGACCCGTTAGAATTTTTAAGGACATACCCTTTCGAACCAATACCTACTCTTGATGGAACACCCGAAACTTGAGCAATAATATCTCCATTGGTGGTCATTGGGTTCGTAAATCCGCTTGTATTTGCCGTTGTATCTTTCCAAGTACCATCGCCATGTAATACTTTAGATGCAGAACCTCCCGCAGTAACATAACCATTAGTAGTTGCATTCATAGCAGTAATACCGAATAGTCCTGTAGCTGAATTATATGTTATTGGAGCAGTTGCAGAAAAAAGACTTCTTACTTTAATTGAAAAGTTTGAAATATTTGTTGTGTCAACCGCTGTTAAATAATTTTTTGGATTAGTTGAATATGGGTAATACCCTGTAGCTGTACTATCAGCTTTATTCAGTTTTAAAACATCTTGTTGAACTACAGGATTTGCAGGATCGGTATTATCAACCAATCCAACCGGATTACCTGTTACAGAATTTACGGCACCACTTCCACTCCCACCACTTGATTTAATATGAATAGTATCTCCAACAACCAATCCAACACCTTTTACCCATGTTTTAGTAATGTATGTTGAATCGTTAAGTTTATAGGTTCCTGCGCTATCTGCTTTATTTGAATAATCAGTAGGTGGTGGAATATTTGGAATACCACTTTGCAAGGTTACATAATCAATATACAAGCCTTTTGCACCGGAGGTATCATTCCCCGTAAAAGTGAGTTCTAAAGTTGTAAATTTTGCACCATTTTGCCATTGCACTTTTGAATAAGGAATTACCACTTGTTGATATTGATTTGCAAGATTTCTGTTAAACCCTAAATCTGAATTGATTAATAGCGGTAGCCCTGTTAATGTATCAAAACTGACGAAAGATATATAAATATTATTGCCAGCAGGTAATGCCCCGTTGAGATAAATAGGCAAACTTATTAAGCCGTTTGTATTAGCATCATTATGAACGAAAGGGCTATCTATAAAATAAATTTGCGCTCCATCGTGATAGGAAGAAACAAAAATATCTTTAGTGCCACGATAAGGATTATCTGTATTGTAAAAATTAACTATGCTTGCTCCCGATTGTGTACCAGGTTCCCATCCTACAGGTGGTTCATTATAAATAGTAGTTGACGTAATTCCTGAAGGAATAGTATCTCCCGGATTAACAAGAAAACCTGATGTAAGTGCATATTGCCCTGGGTTTAATTGCGGAATCAAAGGAACTGTTGCAGTGTCTCCGGTTTTAATGTGGGCGCCTAAAGTGTCTGCATAAAATAAATCATAGCGTGGTTGTGAATTTGCCGGGCCTAAAGTAAGTAAAGACGCCGGAAACGTAAAAACTCTGTTATTGTAAAAAACAGTCAATGGCAAAACATTGTAATTTAAGCCCGTTCCTGCATAGGAAACTGTTCCGCCTTCTACACCATCCGGATGTATAGCAAAGATCGTTTGGCGGCCCGTAGAATCAAAGTTTGTTCCTAATCCGTAGCCTATATCAACAGTGTCTTTTTTCAGGTCAGTACAAATTGATGAACCACCCTGCCAAATACAAAGAATACTATCTCGCAAGATCATACTATCAACCCGTGAACCACCACCGCCTATAAATATTGGCGACCAGGCTTTTGTTTTTGGGGAGTAGTAATATAAAGTGTTTGAGCAGCTATCTCCATAAAAAGCCATTTGACCACGATCAACAGCGTTTAAAGTAGTTGGAGCACCACAGCCGGTAGGGAAAGTCAAAGTGATATCAAAGGCGCCACGATTAAAGATAGTCCCATATGAATTATTTGGCTTGAGCCATTGGGAATAACCGCTTAAAGAGCAAAGTATAAAAAGTAAAAGCAGTAATTTTTTCATTTCAATTAATTTATATTCTTATAAGACAGTAAGCGCCAATATTTGAAGGCTTTGTTTCTAAATTAGTACTTATTCCATCTACAGCGCCGGTTTTACTATTCAAAATTATTATGTGTCCATCCTCACTGTTGCCTACCAATAATTTATAAGTTCCTGTCAAAGCGCTTGAACTTGATGCGTGCGAAGCTGTATCGCCTTCTAAGTTATCGTGAAAATGTGGCTGTATATTTTGTACCTCGAAACTACCTGGTGTTCTTCCAGAACCATCAATGCCACGCAAAAAGAAATTTGTATTTGAAGGTAATCTGAAAGTTGTTGAACCGTCGCCAGTAGAAAAGCAACCAATTTTAGTTAAGTAAGGAACACCATTGACCGTGACAAATGTGGAAGTCCACGCAGTATCACTAACCACAGCAGAAGCGTCTAATTGCTGAATCCATTCCCAAAGGCGCGGATATTCAGAACGCAGTTTTAAAGAACCGTCGCAAAGAACAGTATTTAATCCTATTGAATATTCATTTACAAACTCGCCAACACTTTTAATTCCGGGGCAATCATTTTCAACATTCCAGACTCCAAACGCTTTATATAATTTCAAAACTTCGCTTTGGCCTAATATCAATTGACTTCTTAGCGATCCATTGTAATTTACTTTGTCGGCCCCCGGGAAAGAAATGACAGCGTTTATATGTGAACCACCGGCACTGTATATGTATAGAAAATCAAAGTCTGCCATTAAAGACAATGCTGGCGCTGTTACGGTGATCGTTCTGCTTGCTGACTGAATTAGTAAGGCTTGCCCCTTATCTGCGTTTGTTAGGGTTGTATCGACTGTTAAAACTCTTCCTGAAGCAAATATTCCTGTTCCTGAATTATCTACGAATGTCTGAGGAACAAAGAAAACGCCAAAGCGCTCATTTGGTTGAAAAGTGTCGCCAAGTTGAACCAAATTAAAGCCGCCTGTTGCAACCTTGTGATAATCCGGAGAAGTGCTTGAGCTGTCATCCGGAAACATCAAATTTGGATTTCTAATAATCCAATAATCCCAACCGGCCCAGGTAGTATCGGTAACAGAAGTTGCCCCGCTTGTCCATCCTGCATCTACGTCAACTTCGTAGTAATTTGGGAGCCTTACAAAAATATTGAAAGCATTAACGGCCTGTGAAAAAGAGTTTCTAACTACTCCTGTCGGTGTACTATCTCCAGATTCCCATAATTTAATAATGTAAATATGTCCCTTTATGCAATTATAAAGAAAAGTGATCTGTAAAGGGTTTCCGTACGGCTTTGTTGGCTGTTGTGATTCAAGTAAGGTAGTAGGGTTAGAAGCGTCATAAAGCGCAAACACAAAGTAATTGCTAAGGTTTAAAAGTGTTGTTTGTGAGGAAACGCTTATTTGCATGGTTAAAATTATATTTTTTTACCCTAATTTGTTTGAATATTTATTAAGTCGGTTTCTGTTGTACCACTTGCGTTAGTGATATTTGGCCCGAATGATTGCGGATTAACGCTCACTATTAAGCTGGAATCAGTATCTACACCGGACGCTACAACATTTAAAGACACATCATTTTTAGTTGGCCTGATCTCTACTTTGTTGTACTTCATTGGAGCGCCCTGTGTGAAAACCTGTTCAATGTCGGCTCCATCATTCAATGAATAACCTTCGCCGTCCAACATACATCCATCCATTAACAACATTCTCAAAACTTTTTTAGGAACGTAATCCGGTGTTCCTTCATCAAATCCGATTATTAATTCTGTGATCTCGTAAGGAATAGCATTTAAAACGGTAATATCTTGCGGCTGGTCAACATAGAATTTCCCCAAATATTTCTGTTTGAAAAGATTATCATAGCCGCCTTTAATTCTCATAGCGCCTACGTAAGGAATATTACCATCAAAAACCAAACCCTGTGAATTGAACGAATTTGAATACTCAATCAAAACGGTATCTTCCATTTTGTAGGAAGGTTTTACACCCAATAACTCACTTATCATTTGAGCAGCTATAACACCCACACCAGCGGTAATAATAATGTAATAATTATCTTCATCCCAAACGCTTGTGTCAATTTCAGTTTGCCATAAAACGTATGGGTCTTGTATTGCCGGGCTGCTTATCGTCGTGAGATTAATAAGATTCAAACCGTTATAAATTCCTTTACAGTTATAAACAGTGTAATATACCGGGTCAAGGCCGCGAGTAATAAACTGCAAAGGGATAATATCGCCAATTTGAACCGGCTGCGTATAGTTATGAGTGTTTGACCACTTGCCAATTTGATCTACAAAAAGGAAAGTATTCCGGTTGCGTGTGTGGTATTTTTCAGGCAAAGACTGTATTAAAGGAACGAATTGAACAGGCGAGGCGTAGGCGCAAGAAATTGAATTGTCTGCCATATCGGGAAGTTTAAAGGCGTTTATACTTGAAAATATTTTTAAATCAGTTTTCGGGCTTAAAATTCCTTTCCAAACCTGCGATTCATTCAGGGCCGGTTTTTGTGTCAAAGAATTTGGGAAGAAATAAATATCATTGCCCATAAAAGTACAGTGAATATGAGAGTTTATAGTACTGCTCATTAATTCTGCGAATCCTATCGGGACGTTTGTGCCTATTTCAATTTCAATCGGATAAAACATTCTGTCAAATCCTAAAACGTTTTCATTCTGATTTTCTACAATTTCAACGCCATTGTAAGAACGGGCTAAATATTCGTTCTTGCTCAATGTTTGAAAAAGCATTTGATTATTAACCTTATCCATAAAAGTTGACATGAAATAATTCTGCCATTTTTTATATAAGGTTTTCGGCGTTAAGTCTTCGATGTTGTACGGTGCCCCAGGAACGTCTGTGCGGCTGTTACCTGATGAATCTGTAGCAAGGTTAGGTATTCCCTTCAAATAGTCGTATTGAACCCTCTTGAGGCTGTATGCCTTAATATAATTTGAGGTGAAAATAATAGTAGTCTGACTAATTTCAACATTCAAATTAGTTCCTAAAACCGAACCAGTAATAAATACAATATCGTTTAAGGTGTAGTTTCGTGAGATTTGGTTTACCAGGTTCGCAACAAACTGCGCCGGGGCAATCGGTGTTATTGGCCCGTTAATACTCGTAACTACAATATTTGAAGCCTGAATAACTCCATTAATATAAATATCAACCTGAAAATTAGCGCCTACCTGATTCCAGATATAGCCCATTAAGCCTAACCCTAAAGTAAAGTTTGTATTCGGTACTAAGGAATTGAAAACAAAGTATTGAAAACCATAATTTACTACAGACGAAGAAATATAAGGCTTTGAAGTAGGTGCATACCCTGACCACGACAAAAGTTTTTGAGCAGTACCGGAAAGTACCGGAATATTAGCGGCGCTTACTGAAATATAATTTGTTGGTATTCCGATATTTAAAGTTGCTGAAGTTACCTGCGCTTCGCCCGTGGTAGAAGTTTGTAAGGTAGCGTAAACGCAATCTTTATAATTAAAAGTTTCTACAAAATCGTGGCTAAAGCCAATGCTGGTATTAATTCCAGATACCGTTGTAACGCTCGTAAAAATTACTGCTCCGTTATGCCATAATTTGAAAGTAAATGTATCGTGTGGCGCCAAAGGTGGCCTGTTATTCTCATTAACATATCCTGTGATTGTTATATTACAATTTTCAATGGCGGCATAACCAAGAACGGAAAAAACAAAGATCGCCTGATCTATGTTTGATTGAAAGTATTCGCCGTCAATGGTCGGCAACGTTATTTGCTGACTACTTACGCTTTGCTGTAAAAGAATATTCGTATTCAGGTCGTCGTCTGGATCAATAACTTGCGATTGAAAATAAGCCTTAAAGTAGTCATACACCCAATTTGAAGTATCTGCGTTTAGTCCAAAAACTGAATTATCAGAATCGTTACGGGTTGTCGAAGTTGGTGTACCTACGTTGGAGCGAAGCCTTTCAATGCCGTATGAATCCCACCGTATTTTTGAAATCTTTGATAACTTGTTTTGAAATGATTTAACCGGCGCTTTCATCACAAGGGTAGTATTATATTCATACTTGCCTGCTTGTTGATCGTAAGTTTGTGGGGCGTAACCAATTTCCAAATCTGAAAAAGCTAAATCACTTGCAAAGTTCCATTTCAAAGAAGCAACCTCGCCTATTGAAAAATTAACACTACTTGAATCGTAAACAGTTTCTAAAGATTCTATGAATAATGTTTCCTGCGTACCATTATGACTGTTCCCCAGGCAAGCTACTAAACCAACTTCTACAGCCTCAAAGAAATCCCTTAATGAAATCTTAATGACCGGGCCGAAAGTTGTTTGTAATATTTGATTCTGTTCTGTAATTGAATAATAGCGTTGATAGGTTGCATCACCGGATGCCCGCAAAGCGTCACCGGACGTTATAAACAGATTTAAGTTTTGCTGTAAAAGATCACTTGTAGCCTCATAGTTTAACGGCTGAAAAGTGGTAGAAGCAAGCAAGCATATTTGCTTTAAAATCAATTTAAACAGATCGTACATTGTTATAGCCCATACCCTTGTTCCTTTGGCCATCGAATTAAAAGAAAGTGAAAATGAACCGTCTAAAATATCTAAAATATTGTGCCCGGTAACACCGCCGTAAGGAGTATAATTTATTTGAATCCAAATGAACATTTTTTCATTTTCGGCCAAGTTAACAGTCATATCAAAATTGATAATAGGCTGTCTGCCACTAAACGCAGCTATCTTTCCTGACAAAGGAAGATATTGCCCTGAACTTGTCGCCATCCATAACTGAAATAATACGTCCGGCTTATTAAATCTTATTATAAGTTGCCCCTTTATTCTTACTTGAATAGGGCTAACCGACATAAAAATAAAATCTATAGAACTTTTTGATGTGTTTGGAATAATAGTATCGTCAAATTCTGCCGAAGGGAAGAAGTTAAATTCAGGGTCAGAATGTATAATTCCGTAATTATCGCCTTCGTCTGTTACAAATGTTGCTGAAAGTGGAGTTGACAAAGAACTATATTCATCCATTTCGTAAATATCATTGACCGGCGTTACCTGGTAATAAAAAACATCTGGCACCAATAAGCCGTCGCAATTTATTTTTTGATTTTCAGGAATTGAACCGTCGCATGGAATTTCCAGAACTGTATTTTCGTAAGACTTTAAAAGCTGTAATACACCGCCTTCCATTAAATTAACTGTAAGCGACTCTAATACCTGTTCGCTTATTTTTGGAAGGTCTAAATTTCCTTTGTAATACAGTTTGTAAGTGGGCTCACCCGCTAAAGGCTGCGAATTATATTTGAAAATTGCTATTGATAAAGGAACTTCAGTACCGACACCCAAAAGAAACAATTCTTTAACCATTACCACTGCGTCTCTTACAAATTCCATTGGCGTAGAAAAAGAACGGTTCGTGGCGTGGTAAAAAGCATTGCGGATAAAAGAAAGTTCAATGTCTAACCAGTTCAAAGGAGCGTTTGCCAAACTAATATCGCTCCCGGCTGTTATTACTAAACTTTTTACGGTTCCCGTTACGTCACGATAATAAGCCCGGCCTGTTGGCGTATCTAAAAGAAAAAATAAAAATTGCTTATTAGTAGGAATCATTCTCTAACCGTTTTATTTATGTAAGCGCCCCAATTTCCGTTTACGTTCACAACTACACTTGTGCCTTTCTGTTTTTTCATAGCCTTAACCGTTGCCGCCGAACCTTGCTTAATAGCCTGTATAATTTCCCGGCTGTGATCTTCTTCAATCTTACGGGCTGTATCAACCATCATTGAATTATAAAGAAGATTGTTAATATCAGAAGGTAACGGTGTTACTTTTGTATGCTTAGGCAAATCGTGAATCATTGGCTTGTCAGCTATGAAAGAGCCTCGATTAGGCATTTCAACTAACTCTTTACCGGCCTCGCCAAACAAAGCATAACCGCCAGGGTGGTTTTCAGTTCCTTTAGCGTAAGAAGGGATGATAGGCAATGGTTTACTTGCTACCAAAGCAATTTGAGCTAACCCAGCAACTCCAGCGGCAATAGCAGCAGGTGGGCCAAAAATAGGGCCGAGTTCAAGTGCTTTAGAAACTGCTATTGCCGTATTTATTCCTATAGTAACAATAGCGGCATCTTTATCAAACCTTGCCTGTTTTACTTTTATTTGCGCCTCCTCGATATCTAACTTCTTTTTATTTTCCGCTGCCTGTTTGTCTAACAACATTATCTGCGTGTTCTTTTCCTGATTTGAAAGCGTAGAATTTTGAATATCTTCTTTTTCCTTTTGAAATCTTCTGTCATTTACTTCCTGCAAATATTCTATATAATCAATTTCTTTTTGATACTTATTATCATTGATTGCGATAATATCATTTGCTACTTCAGTGGCAGATTGTAACTCAATTTGGGCAGCGGTTTGCTTCTGTTTGTCATAAGTATTGTCTATTTCGTGCTGAATTTCGGTTCCTTTTCTTTTATTTGCTGCAATCTTAGACTGATAATCGGCATCTTCTGCTACAGATAAGCTATTTGTTGTTTTTCTGAAATCGTAATCTGACTGTAATTGTTCTGTAGCATTATTAAGTCTTTCAAGTTCGCCTTTCTTATCAATTATAGATAATTGCTGTTGAAGTTTTTCTTCAATACCAGCTTTGCGGGTTGCGCTTGCGCCTTTTTCTTTTTCGGTAGCCTTATTTATAGCTGATGTTGCTGATATGTCTGTTCCGGTTTGTGAAGTGTCATTGGAGGCGGCAATTCTTTGGTCGCGCAAATATTTTAAAGTTGCAACCTGATCTTCAACAGCTTTTTGATTAGCGGCTTCCATTTTATCGTTTGTCGCAATGTCATTAGCTAAAACCTCGGCATTATATTTTTCTACAATATCTCGCTTCTCACTTTCGGTAAGCCCTAACTTTTGAAGTTGTAACCGCTCATTACTGAAAAGGATTGCCTTTTCATCTTCTCCGAACTGTTTTATAGCATCCAAATTGCTTTGTAAATCGGTATAGCGATCTGTTAAGCTGTCCTGTTGGCGCGCCTTATCTTCTGTAAGAATTGAGTTTGTGTAGTCAGTGACGGCCTTTAATTCTCTCTGCCTGGCAGCTTCATTTGCATCAAAAACAGATTTATTATAAGCGTCATTTGCCTTTGACCTGTCGGCATTTGCTTTACTTTCTGCGATTGCAACTAATTTCGGGTCTTTATTTTTTGTAGGGTCAGTAAGTGTATTATTGAGCGTAGCGTTTATAACAGCTAATTGTTCTTTTTGATTGCTTTTTAATGCTGCTAACCTTTGCGCTAAAGTGCTTCGTTCATCGGATAAGATAACAGCATTTTTAGAAGTTATTATTTCAGCTTCGTTTGTTGCCTCGGCTAAGATTAATTCGCGTCTTTCGTCTTCGTTCTTTTTAGCGGCTTGTGTATCTGAAGAATCAATTTTATTTTTAGCGTCAACCTGTTTTTGGTAAATGTCATTAGCAAAAGTAAAAACTCCTTTAGCGGCGTCAGCTTCTTTTTGATACAGTGCAATATTATCGTCAAACCTTTTAAGGTCGGCATCATAATTTTTGTCTTTTAGGTCAGCAGTTTGCTTTAAGAATTTTAGCTTTAACTGCTCTTCACCAACTAAAGTATAAGTAGCTTTCTCAGACGCTTTTAGAGACGATTGCAGGGTTTCTTTTGTTACGTTGTATCTTTCTGCTTCTTCATTGGCGTTCTTAAGCTGTTGTGTTGCCAGTACCTTATCTAAGGCCAAAGATTCCAGGGCGCTCACACCGGCCTGTTTTCTTAGTTCAATTTGTTGCGTTAAATCTTTTATTTCCTGGGCCGCCGCTTCTGTCCTTAATGTTTCATAAGACTTAGTAGCATTTGCAAGTTCCCCAAAAATCGTTTTTAACGCCTCGAGCGCTTCTTCTTGTGACTTTATCTGGTCATTGTATTCACCGGCTGCGTTTACAACTGCATAAATAACCGTTGCCAAAGCTAATAAAGCTGCTCCTATCGCGGTCGTATTTAAGGCATTGGAAAATCCTACTGTAGCGGCGGCGGCTCCCTCGGCTGCACCGGCTTCGGCTATAAATGCTCCCGTAGCAACTCCTGTTTTAACCGATAAATCTACTTGAGCGGCTCCGGCTACTTCTGATGTAGCGGCCAATTCTGCCTGTGTTGCCTCCACTGCTTCGGTACTTACAACTTCGCCATCCAACGCAGCTTTCGAAGCATCAATTTTAGCTGTATTAATATCGTATAATGCAGAATCGGCTTTTAATCCTACTTCCTGTAACTCCCTTGCGTGTTGTAACTCCCTTATAGCACGTCCTAATTCTTCAACGCCAATACCTATTGAAGGATCAATGCCCAAAGCATTTGAAAGTATCACCCCCAAACCGCCAAAACCCCGAACGCCTTTAGCCAATAGCCCTAAAGAATTATTATAATTGCCGACATTCCTTTGAAAGTTGCCAAGGCTGGCATCTATTATTTTTAGCTGTGCGCTCGTATTAGCGATATTGGTTTGTAATTCTTTGCCGCCTGTTGCCGCCCGTTCTTCTGCACCCATTGCTTTATATTGGGCCGTTAATTGTTTTAATTGTAATTGAAGTTGATTGTAAGAACCGGCGGCGGCGGCATTATTTAGAATTTCATCTTTGATAGCGGCTGTTCTTTGCTGGTTAGCCAATCTTTCCTCAATTTGTGCTTTAGTTAGCGCCTGGTTAGCGGCTGTTGCTTTCGTGGTAGCTGTGGCAGAATCGTTTATAACTTGGTTAAGTTGTTGGGAAGCCTGTGTAAACGAAGAAATGTCCGCACTCTTTAGTGTTACCCGTTGTTGATTAATATCTAATATCCCAGCCTTAACAGTTCCTAATGACTGCAAAAGGGTTTCTACTTCAGCTTTTACCGAATCAATATCAATTACGCTATCTACTCTAAAAT